CATACCATTACTTACCCAAAATGACGCTTTTGACCAGTCCCAGTTAGCACCAGTAGCATCTGGACTTCCATATGAAGAATCATAATATCCGTTGGTATTGAGTTTAGCCCGTACTCCTCCAATACTGTTATAATTACTTGCCTGTCCAGTTTTGGTATTGCTACCATTTCCATCTAAACTTCCAAACTTATATGAATCAGCTTGTTGACTGTATAATTGAGTAGATGATGTTCCCGAAGTATCTGATTTAGGACCAGAAGGGCCAGGGCCAGCACCTGCCCAAGTCATTAAGGTACCATTTCCTGTGTAAATAATTCTCTCCCTTACATTATATTGAGAACCTGTAGGTAAATTAGTATCATTTGCAACGTCAATTTCATGCCAAACAGGGTTACCATTCACTCTGTCCTCTGTTTCATCACAATATGCATATAATGGTGTTTTATATACATGTAATGCATCATAATCTGGAGATTTAAAACCACAGGCTATCCAAACTCCTGGCCCCTTTTTTACACTTCCAACATATACTTCACCTGCCACATATGTTATATTATGAACTGCCTTCAAGTAATCTGTACCAGTGCCACTTATCTGTGGTATAATTGATGGAGCGAAATCACCTGGAGAGTACCCTTGCATAATAGCAAATGAATCACTCCAAGTTTGTCCAGAATTATCTGAGAACAAAATTTTATTATCACCACCTGCCATAATTTTACTACCACCATCATTTGAAGTTAAACAATTAATTTGGTTAGCACCTGCTGCAGTGTCTGTGACACCCCAACAATTAACCCATCCCTCAAATGCTATGAGACCAGCTCCAGTTCCCACATTTCCTTCTGTAGCTCTATTTGTACGACCAAGGTTATTAGCTATGACAAAATATCCATCGCTATAACATACTGATGTTATAAATTGGTATTCAGAATTAGATGGTACAACTGCAGCACCTCCTATAACTCTACCAGCAGTATCTCTCTCAACAAATTTTGTATCCCATTCATCAAAATCATTACCGAATGAACTTACATTATTACGATATAAGCATATATCACCATCAGGTTCTAGTGAACCAGCAGATGGTTCTCTTTCACGTTCATATCCACCCATCAACCACAATGCATTATCAGGATCAGTATTTCCATTAGTAGCCCAATCAAAAACTATTGGTGGAAAATAATCAGTATCGAATTGTGATGAAGTATCATCAAATTCACTCCAAGTAAGACCATTATCCCTTGTAATCATTGCGGCCATATTTCTACGAGTTGTATACATATGAGACCATCCAGTATTTGCATCAGAGTTATCCATCCCGTCACTCATTAAAAATCCCTCACCAAATGCAATCCATTCACCAGCAACATTGTGATTGGGTATTAAACATCTAACACCTGGTGAATACATGGTATCTTTGTTTATCCACCAATGGTTTGGTATTCCATAACCTGTCGTTCTTACATAACTCTCCCTGAAAGGATCTGATGAAGCAGAAATATTTGGTATACCTTCTGTGTCTGTAAATGCAGCATCATCTGGTTTCATTATAAAAGTTGATGCACCATTATCAATTTCATAAACTCTTAGACTTGCCAAATTAAAATACTCACAGTTTTGTCCAACATGGATAATTCCAGTACTAGAAGAAGGGCCTCTTTTTGCCTGAAATTGAATGTAAACATTGCTTTCATCAGGGTAAAGAGTTTTTGACGGGTGATAAATACCAGATAGTTCAAAGGTTTGTTCGCCTTTAGGCAGACTATCACTGAGAGAGGCATTAGATTCATGCGGTAAATTATATTCGGTTCCACCACCATTCCAAGTGCTACCAAATGTTCTTTCAAATGTACCATCCATTCTACTCATAGTAATTATAAACTGTGGCACTCCAGTATTTGAAGTAGAAGAAGAGAGATAACGTCTTGCAACACTATATCTTTTAATACCAGTAGTAGAATATTCAATATCCCCTATCTTATATGAATATCCATCATTGCCTGTAAATTCATCACCATAAACAAATTCAGCATAAACTGAGTTAGGTGGAACTGATCTCTCTGCATCACTATATCTTACACTACCATTCCATATTATTTTCCTAGCAGTCACTGTTCCACCACCTGATGATACATTATACCATTCAGCATATTTATCAGCTACTGTACGATCTATTTGTTCAAATATGTAACCAGTTGGATTATCGCCATTATATGTAAAAACAAAATAACCGTATGCTAATATAGTACCACTTGACACTCTACCCGCAATTTGAGCATAAAATATACTATCTGGTTTCGTGCGTCTCATTTGGACAGCTGTCACCTGAAGGTAATCAGTTCTAGATTCATTAGACACACTTCCTGTGGCGGTTCTTATTTGTAATACTTTTGCTGGATTTACTTGCCACTTTCTGGTTGGTGGAGTCCCACCAGGAGGATCTGATAAATTATATTGAACTATATCATTATAATTAATAGGCATTAATGTTCCACCTCTTTAAGCATCATAGCATACTTTTTACCAGTTCGATTATTTATCATATAAACATTATCCTCACCTTCTTGTAAAGTCCAGTCACCCCAAGTTCCATCCACATCATTACCACCTGTGTCTTTTTTAGATTCATTTGAAAGTTGAAGGTCATTTACATAAATGTTGTTCCATCTTGCTGTCGTTGATCCTAAATCAATTGTACCACTTGGTAGAATATTGTGATTGAAAACAAAATTTGTTCCATCAGAAAAACTTATTGTTGCATCTGGATCTAGTTTATTACTATTGAAGAAATATAGTTCATCTCCAACATAAGTATGCTTACCATTTATTACAGAATCAGTCCATGCCAAAACATCAAATCTTTTTGATGAAGATGATAAAGGCAATCCAGCAGAGTAACCAGTAGCCATTGATAGTGTAATTTTACCACTATTATTTTGAGTTACCTCAATTTCATCTGTAGTTCCTGCTATTTCAATATCTTGATTTACTGGTGAAGATCCTATAGTTGATAATCTTAGTTTTACTGCACCATCATCATCAACAGCATTATAATTATATTCGGTATTGGTATTTGTAGAACTAAATGTAATCTCATTCGTGGTAGAATTTGAAGTGATCGTCATACCACCACTCTGTTTAAAAGTCAATTGTTCAGTCGTAGAGTTTGATGTTACACTATTATCATCTGGTGTATTAATTGTTTTGTATGCATTAGTAACTGTATCACTACCTTGATCAGCACTAATCGTAAATCCACCAGTAAAGTCAGAGGCACTACCAGTTTTAGTAATTTTGATGTTACTTCCTGCAGTTACCGTAACAGTATCGGTAGTTGGTTCAGAGGATATTAAATTTATAGTTCCTGTACCACTTCCAAAACTAGTACCTTGAGTTCCACCACCCTCAAGATCATATGTTGTTCCAGTTTGGTCAGAAGCATTAATAGTTAATGAACCATCATTATCTCTAGTTACGGTGCAGTAACTTCCACCATTTATTTGAATAGAATCTGCTTCAGTGTAAGTACTTCCAGTACCACCATTTGATTGGAGTGAAATTTTAGGATCAGCATCAGTTCCACCTGTTTGAGCACACTCAAGTTTATATAAATTATTAGATGTGGTATCCGTGGAAGATACAGTAAGAGTTCCTGTACCCTGAGAAAGTGTAATATTAGAACCAGCAATCAATCGTATATCATCATCACTTCCAGTGGATGGATTTAATCTTAATACTGCATCATTACCAGTTCCAGATCCAGTATTGGATCCATGATCTACTAATTCAAAATCATAGGTGGTGCTATCAAGATTTGTACCACTATAATATAATCCAGTTCCAAGACCTGCATGAGTTAATTTACCATTAGTATCATCCCATATTACAAGTTTATCAGCACCAGCATCATCAGCAGAAAGACTATTTGAACTTATATCGAAAACATCAGTAACACTGGCATCAAGAGACAATGTAGCTACAGTATTAGCAATGTCTCCCTTAAATGTTCCATAAAATTCTTTTGCATATACCTGATTCCATCGGTTACTTGCACTTTCTCCTATATTATATGTTTCATGAGCACTAGGATATAGATTACTTGCTATATCAGCATTAAATGTTACGGTATCACTAGCATCTTCACCTAATGTTACATTTCCATCTACAACTAAAGTTCCACCAACATCTAAATTAATACCAACAAATAAACTCTTGGCAATAGCAGCACCACCATCTATTGTGACTGATCCACCAGTGGTTGAATTAGTAGCATCAGTTGTATCATTAAATGTAGCAACACCATTTACATCAAGATTATTGTTAACAGTTGATATACCAGATACATATAATTGCCCAGTAAGATTTGCACCAGTCCTTTGTATTTTTAACCATTCGGTAAATGCACCATTTTTATTATTACTAGCATAATCTCCAAACTGAATATATTCTGTTCCATTATCATCGGATGTGGAAATTCTTAAATAACCAGCATTACCATCACCTTTCCATTCAATATGTGCATCATCATTTGTAGCAGTTCCTGGCCCAAATTTAATACCACCATCAGTCTTAGGTAACTTTAATGTTCCCGTTGAAGAATCAATCTCAAAATTAGTAGAGGTATAAATGACTTCACCAGTCGCAGTAGTATTATTACTATCAACAAAAGTTAAATAACCCGAACTTAGAGCATCATTCTTTGTGGTTTCTACATTATCAGCAACACCTTGTATATCACCAATAAGATTACCATAGATAGTGCCCCATGAGGTGGTAGCTGAACCTATATTTTGAGAATTACTTCCTGGTATTAAATTTCCACCTGTATCAATGAGAAGTTTTTCTGAAGAACCTTGCCATAAACTTAATCTTTCTGATCTAACAAGAATATCTTTTGATGCATTATTTGCACTATTACGACAGTCAATTGCAACACCGTTATAACTAGCATCAAAATCACCAGCATCTCTAACTTTTAAATATTCATCATCACTACTAGGTTTTACATTAAGAGTTCCTATTCCTGAAGAGGGTTCAGATCCAACGGATACTTGTCCACTTGAGTTGATGCGAAGTTTTTCAGTTGCTGATAATGCACCATCATTAGTTGTTTTGAAAACGATACGTCCTGGCTTATCATTTGTTCCGTGATCTAAGTCCGCAACAAATTCAATTGCAGAAGATTCTTGTTGTGTTCCGTTACTATCATTTCCAGTTACTCTTAATGCACCAAGAACTTGATTTACTGAAACTGATGTATCATTTCTATGTAAGACTAAATTTGGACCAGCACCCGTCTTTCCATTAACCTGAAGCATTGTGTTGGTATCAAATACAGTTGTTGTATTAATACCAACTTCTCCACTTGATTTAATAGTTACTTTTGCCTCGTCATTAGTTAATAGTAATAAATCATGATTAGATACGGCACCAACTCTTATTGTTCCATCAGCATCAGATGCACCTAGAATGGCTTGATAAGTTGGTGATGCATATGTTCCTTGAGTTTTTACACGTAATGCTGCACCACCAGTTGCATGATGATTTCTGATATCTACGTAATTTACACCACCTGCAACATCTTTGTTAATATCGAGAACACATTGAGGATCATCGGTTCCGATACCAAGTCTATCGTTCGGTTCATCCCAATATAAAGTACTAGCAGCAGTTAAAACATCAGAATTATTGAAGAAAACTTGTCCCGTTTCTCCAGGAACAATATAACTTCCCTCTAAATTATTAGCTTTAAGACTTCCAACTGCTAATATAGTATTATTATCCAAAAGTGCATTTGCTCCAGTTGGATTATCAGTTCCGATACCGACATGGCCATCTGATGTGATGCGAAGTGCTTCTTTTGGTGTACCACCACTAGTAACAGTTTTAAATAATAAATCGTGTTTTGTATTCCCTACTGTAGGACCATTTGCTTCTATTGATGCGTATTGTCCATCAGATAAATCAGAACCAGTTGCTATAAATTGAATACCGACACTTGAGTCACCATTTGTTCTATTTTGTAGTAATATTGGATATTGTTCTCCACCTGCTGTTTGAGTTATGTGTAACTTTTGTTTTGGATCAGATTCATTTATACCAATTTCACCAGATGCAACAATATCAGTTACATCTAACTGATTATAAACAGTAACACCGACTCCAGATGTTTTTAATTTTGTATTTCCTGAATAGTTAAGTAAAACTGAACCATTTTCAGCAGCTTGAAGATAATATTCACTCATACCACTATTAGATAGTATAAGTGAATCTCCAGCTAAAAATAAACTCCCACCTGTTGGTAGATGATCTATTTTTGAGTGTGTACCATCAAAAAATATTTCTAAATCATCATCACTACCAAAAAGTATTCTTTTATTATCAGGAAGAAATACACTTTTTCCAAATCCAACCGTACCACCGATTGATACCTTATCTACGAATGTGGCAGTTTCAGAAACATTCAGAACGTCAAGATCTGTTATACCATCTACATCTATATTGGAAGAGAATGTAGCAGTCTCGGCAACATTAAGAACATCTAAATCTGTTGTACCATCTACGTCTAAATTTTGATTTGCATTTATATTTCCATCGAATGTGGCAGTTTCAGAAACATTCAGAACGTCAAGATCTGTTATACCATCTACATCTAAATTAGACTTAGCTTCAATGTTACCAGTGAATGTAGAGACACCAGATACAATAATACTACCAACACCAACATTAGCTTGAGCATCTATATTTCCTCTAAATGTAGAGCCTTTATCTACAATAAGTGTGTTAAATCTACCCTCATCTAAAAATATATCATCTAGAACAAATAAATCTCCACCAACATATAAATCTCCACCAACGGTTGTTATTCCACCAGCAGCAGAAAGAGTAACTGCAACACCAACTGATGTACCCGTGACTGATAATGCACCACCAACATTTACATTTTTACCAATATTTGCATTTTTAGCAACACCTAATCCACCATCACTAATTAATGCTCCATCTAAACTATTGGTGGAATCTGTATTATCATTAACCTCTACTTTATCATCAATACGAACCAAAGTACTAGCAGATGATAAAATTAAACCAGCACTTAATGTTTTTATTTCATTATTATTAGATCCTCCAATTTCAATATTTGCGATAGTACCAACACCCGAAGCAGCTAAATTTGTAGCAGTTATTAATCCAGTTACATTCAATCCATCTGTAGTATTATATGATATATTATTACTAGTTTGAAGTTCTCCACCTGTTGAAGTAAAGACAACACGATCTCCTACTAAATCTTCAATCTTTGCACTTGATGCATTTATACCATTATTAGCATCTATAACACCATTAAATGTGGAAAGACCAGATACAGTTAAAGTATTTGCACCTAATCCACCCTCGGTTACAGTTGTTAATCCAACAAAACTAGTAATACCTGTAAATATAGAATTACCTTCAACATCCAATAGACTTGATGGTTGAGTGCTACCAATACCTAAACGGTTGTTAGTGGGATCCCATACAACTGCAATGCTCATCGCACCAGTTCCAGAATTATAATTTGAAGCTCCCCCTAAAATTCCACCTGTTTTATGGTATTGAAGAACAGTTACTGTTGCAGCAGCACCAGATACAATTTGATTTGGTCTTAACCATTCAACACCATACTCACCTTTTGTGAGAATATTTGCCTCTGCACCAAAATTACCAGTATAATCAATAATAGTACCTGCATCAACTAAATGTAGGTCACCATCTAATTTTATATTACCTTTAACATCTAAATTTTGTGTTGGATTTGTGGTTCCAATTCCAACTAATGAAGTACTTCCAGCACTAACAAGACGAAATACACTTCCACCAGCACCAACATTAAAAGTAGCACCTGATCCTACTATTGGAGCTATATGAATTCCAGTGGTTACACTAACAATACCAGTGTTATAATTGAATGTAAAATCAGATGATCCTGAAAAATCAGTAACACCCAGTCCTGATACATCTTTGGAAAATAATATTTCTTTATCATTAGTTGTAGGTCTAACTGTTATTGTAGCAATATTACCAGGACTTCCACCCTCAACAGATTCTTCTGCAATTGCGGTTACAATATTTCCTACAAAATTAAGTTGACTAATACTATCAGCAGTACCTACAATTACTCCTTCTTCAAATACACTAATAGAACCTGGTATTACTCCTCCACCTACGGGAATCCAATATCTATTTCCAGTGGTATCTCCATGAATTGTTATGGATTGATACCTTGTTCCAGCTGGAATACCAGCACTACTTCCACCATTAACAATTCCTAAAGTTGCAGGATTACCTAAATTAGGTTCTGCATCACCCAATTCAAGATATGTATTCCTATAAGAAGATAACTTATCTTGAGGATTAACCTTTACTTTACCACTAAGATACTTAGGCATTACTATTCTCTAGAATACTTGCAATAAATTCCATTTGAAGTGGTGCAACCAATCCACCAGATGATGATACTCCAACATATGCTGAAAATGTATTATAATCAGCTCTGGTAATTGCGGTGGTTCCACTTCCACTCAATGTTCCATCATATAAAGGATCAGTAGCTCTTGGATATGTATGTTCTGTTTGATTCAAATCTTGAGTACATGTAAACACCAAAGAATTTTGTGCTATGGTAATTTTATCAGTTGATCTTCTCATACCAGCTGTTGCCGATTGTAATGTATGTGTATATGCACCACCACCTTTAATCACAGCCCTTGTAACAGAATTATCAACTGCCGATACAAAAGTGTGTTTATTTGTATTGGTAGAAGGAATTTTACTTAAAACTTGAACTTGAAACGTATTTGTCGTTGTATTACCAATTCCTAACCATGTATCACTAGCAAAATCTGTTATTCTTGGATATGTTTTTTCTGATTTAATTCCTATTTCACCACAATAATCACAACTAAATGTTAAAGAATTATCTGCAATTTTAATGGCATCTCCATTATATAATCCATGATCAGGAATTGTTACAGTCATGATACCAACAACTGGATCATAAATTGCATCGGTAATTGTTAAACCTGTTTGAGGTACAAAAGTATGAATTCCTGATGTTATATCTTGTGCAGTGCCAACACCTAAAGTGATTGTAGTCTCAGAAACTGCAGTAATTGGAACTGCAGTATCATATGCTGGATCATTATCAGCAGCACCGCCATATCCAGTTAATCTTGGATACGTATGAACTCCTGCATGATTATCTTTTGAACATGTAAATTCAAGAGATTGATTTGCTAATTTTACATATTCTTTTACCTTTTTTAGACCACCAGGTGTAGATTTTACAAAAGTATGTATAGATGTATTTGAAATCGCACCTTGACCAATAACATCTAACTTAAACGTGTTATCATCAATACGGGTAATTCCTGTAAATATACCACTAATAGGATCTGATGGTGTTGGAAACTTTCTTTCTACAGTGCCACCACCAGAAGGATAAGTAAATGTTAAAGAATTATCATCAATCTTAACTAAATCTCCAGTAGAAAATCCATGAGCAGAAATTGTGCACGTAAGAATACCTGCAGTTGATATTGGACTGTATAATGCATCTACTATAGTATTACTTGTAGGGCCTTCAAATTTATCAGCATCTGATCCAATGATAAATGTTGAAAATCCAACTAAAGGATCATATATTACATCAGTTGGATTACTATAAAATATTGGTGATTTACCAACATCAATTTCAAATGTATTATTTGTAGTATTTCCAACCGATACCCATGTAGCTCTTATTGGATCTGATGATCGTGGATATCTTTTTACTCTATCATTACCGTCCATACTACATGTAAATGATAAAGAGTAATCATCAAACTTAACCAAGTCTCCTGTGGCATATTTGTGCCCACTTAAAGTGATTGTCATAATACCAACATTTCCATCATATACCGCATTAGTTGGTGTAAATGGTCCACCATCAGAACCATCTGGTTGAACTATATTAGTGCAATCAGCTGTAAATGTAACAATACCAGTGACAGGATCATAATCTGCATCAGATGGTTTATATTTCTGTGATGTACCGACTAATGTAATAGCATCTTTTTCGGCACGAACAAAAGTATGAACTGCAGGTCTATAAAAATGATTAATTTCATTAGAACCACCAACATTAGTGGAAAATTCTAATGTATTAATAACATTCTCTACAATATAAGATTTATTAGGATCTGGAAAAATAGTGGTGGTAAGACCATAAGACCTATCACTTTTACAATTAAATGCAATTCCTCCAATTGTTATTTGATCACCCACGGAAAATCCATGAGGGCCTAATGTAGAAATTGTTGTAATTCCAGTTGGTTCTTCATATAATACATTAGTGACTGTTGCCAGTCCAGATTGAGTTCCTGTAATGAATAAACTATCAACAACTAATGGTGTTTTTTCTAACACCAATCTACCATCAATCACAATTAAAGCATCATTAGGTGGAATTTCTACATCTTTTAAAACTCTAATATCTCTAGTATTACCCGTACTTCTTGATTTTCTTCTTTGAAAAAATGTTACAGTGGGAAATGATTGACCAATTCCAACATTAGCAACTTGAGCATATAGCACCAATGCAGAAGTTCCTGTGGGAACTTCATACACTTTTTGCTCTCCTGGTGAAACAGGAACAGCAAGTGATATAAATTTATTGACTGGTGCTATTGCCATATTATCTCAATGCTAATATTAAGGGTGTTATTTGTGCCTGAAGTGCTCTGTTAAAATCTCTTCCTCGAATTGTTGATGTGGTTTGATCAATTGTTAAACCATCACCAATACGGAAGTTACCTTTTTGATCTGTACTTGTGAAAGGCACTTGACCACCATTAATTGCAACAATTTCATTTTCAGGAACAGGTACTCCTCCTTGGAAGGGGTTTGCTCTATTTATGTCTGTACCAGCACCAACATACTCAAAGGAATGAGAACTAGTGATAATTCTACTAAGTCTTACAAATTCAGTTTTTGTTGCTCCAGAAACTGGGTAGGGTATAAATTCATTAAACGTTACATCACATAATCCAGTTGTAGGATCTGGTTCCGTCGAACTTTCAACAGTAAATAATATTGGATCCATATCAGCGATTGCTGTTGCGGAACCACCACCAGAAATATCAACATTTATTGCTTGATTTGGAAGAAAATTTCTACCACTGTTAATAACATCAATTGAAGTAATTGTTCCTGCAGCACTCACATTTGGAGAAAATTCAGGAAGAATTACCTCTGGCCCTAATGGAGTATTGACAGTAACAATAGGAGGTGCTCCTGCACTATATTCCCCATTTACTCCCCCATTAGTAACAGTAATACTTCTAACTAATTGAAGAGGTTGTGTAACTATACCAGAAACAGTTGTATCATCAAAATCCGCTAAATTAATATGGAAATAAACACCCTGACCATCAAATGGTTTTCTAAAATTATTTTCATCATCAACAACACCATTTATACTCACCACATCTAATTCTGCAGGAATATCCTCTAATGTAAATCCTGAAAATTCTACACGACCAAAACCATCAGCAACCAAACCAAAAGCACCGAATGATGAATTAGAGTTTGTTAAATCACATTGGCCACCACCCACAGCAGATATACCAACTTCAGATGCAATTGTAAATATAGAAACTAATTGAGCATATGCATTATTAGAAACAGAAACACCAATACCTGCTTCATTATATTGTGTGAATGAATCACACACCATAGATTTTAAATCTTGACCTAAATTATTTGTTCCTGTAAAATCAGCTTCAGCATAATCACCATTAATCTTCATACCAATACTACTTGTCATAAAATTAGTACAGTTACGAATATATGGAGATCTCCATCTACCAGCAGCACCTTCATTCGCAGGACCAAGAGCTATGTATCCAGTCACTGCCTGAAAGTCTACCCCACCAGCAATTCCTGATTCTGTTGGGGGAAATGCAACAGCACCACAATTAGAATGATCATATGAAACTCCACTCTGACCATCATTAATTGGGCCTGAAAAGTTGACATTTTGTATTAGACAACCTCTTCTAACATGAAAAACATCTTTATTTCTATTTTCAGGAACTATGGTTACAAGTCTTAAGTCTTCGCCAGAAACTGAAACATCAGTTCTTAATCCAATTGGATTATTCTCAACATAAGTACCAGAACGAATAATAATAGTATCCCCTTCCTGTGCTACTGCTGCAGCTGCACCAATTGTCCTTTTTGCATCACCTTCAAGTAATCCACTATTAGTATCAATACCATCAACTGAAACCCAAATAGCATTTTCTGTTTCAACACCAGAAGGTCTCCATGATACACCAGAACCAACAGATGCCAAACGATAATCCGTTTTAGCAATACCTACACCAGTATTGTTATTACTATCTCTTAAGAAAGACTTTAAAAATAAAGTCTTGGCAATTCCCACATCATCTTTAAATGTGGCAATTCCCACAACTGTAGAAACACCTAGAACTTCTAAATCATCTTTTATTTCCAAACTTCCTACAACAGAAGCCCCAATCCCTGTAGTTCTGAACTTAAGTACATTATCAAAATATAATGCAACATCTGAATTAGGACTAGCTACAACAGCATTTTTACTGTTAGATAAAATACTTACGTTGGCTGAACCAGTGGTATATATTAATAAATTTTTATTATCACTTAATATTCTTGAAGTATTATCTGAAGATTGATGGAATATTTCTAAATCCCCATCACCACCAAAAAGTGCTTTTTTATCATCAAGTAAAAATAAATCACCACCTATTCTTAGATTTTTTACAATACCAACACCACCATCAATCTGAACTGAAGCAGATGTAGTGCTTGATGCATCAGTTACATCATTAAATGTTACTAGTCCATCAACATCAAGTGTACTGTTTAAAGTTGTACCACCATCAACATCTAATCCTGCATTTAAGGTTGTATTACCATCAACATCAAGTGTACTGTTTAAAGTTGTACCACCATCAACATCAAGTGTATTGTTTAAAGTTGTACCACCATCCACATCAAGTGTACTGTTTAAAGTTGTAGCACCATCAACATCTAATCCTGAATTTAAGGTTGTATTACCATCAACATCTAAGGTGCTATCAAACTCAACACCAAGAGTTGCATGAACAGTTCCCGATATGTCTAAATCAGTTGATGGACTACTATTTTTAATACCAACCTTAGTCATCCTGTAGATTGAAGACGTATTAGTAGAATCAACATGACCCCATAAATCAAAAGTAGTAACCGTTGCTAAACCACTACCTCCAGGTGTAGAAGTATCAGCTGCTGTAGGAATAAGTGTATCGACTCCCAAACCAAAACTATTTTTCTGGTTAAAGTTTATTGTTGTGAATGATTGTGCAGCACCTGCGGATGGAATATCTATCCCTTCATCTTGAATAAAAATACCCTCTTTAAACTCTGGTGTAAGTGGCACCCATCTTATTCCATTTTCATCTCGTCTCATCCAATAATTATTAACACCTGGAGAACCTGATGAATCGTAAATATTTCTAGATACTCTTATACTTCCATCAAAATCTGCTTTTAATTGACCATGTTCTGTATTATTAATACCAAAATCACCAGGACTTTCAGTTCCAACACCCAATGTACCAACACCTGTAACCACAAAGGAATTAGTACCAGAATTTATCTGAAATCTTTGTGTTGGATTTGTAGTTGCAATGCCAACAAATCCTTCAGGATTTATAATTAATCTTTCTACATTATTGGTGTTTATAGCAAAAGTATTTTCAAAAGGAAAACCAAATTTAGTATCTAATACCTTTCTACCAGTTTTAGGATTTATTGGTTCTTCACCTTCAGTAAAATCATTGTTGTGATAAATCCAATCTTCTATATGTACTTCATCACTAAAAGTTGCTATGCCAGAAAAAGAAGAACCTGCTGAAACGGTAAGATCCTTTATTAATATCTTTTCAAAAAATGACTCATATACATCTAATTTTCTAATAGTTAAATCATCATTACTAAAATCATAATCCAGTGATCCCGTAATATAAACGTTCTCAAATATGGAATTACCTGATTGATTAGAGTCAGCGTTAACGTTAGCCATTATTATCTACTAAAAAATTTATCTGCGACTGATTGACCAACAAAACCACCAGGCCCAAAAGAAATTGCGGAACCCCAACTCAATTTTAAATGATTTGGTAAATTGCCTTTTTTACCATCAACTTGTATTCTGGTTGCATTTAATGTAATTTCTTTAGTTCCATGAGAAAATTGATCACCTATCTGAATTTTATTTGCTTTAAGTATAATTTTATCTGCTTCTAATATAAGTTCATCACTTGCCTTAATACCAATTCCAGCCATGGTAGAGTTTACTTGAATATCTCCTCCATGTGATATTACATTTAAACTTGTTCCAAAATTTTTACTTTTTACTCCAGCATTAAGTAATATATCTCCTTCAGATTCTATTCTAGTGGTATTAGACTCATGGTGAGCTAATACAAATCTACATCCGTCGTCATTAGTACCTTTAATAGCAAAAGCCTCTGGGCCAAAATCACTATTATTGGGATTATCGGTCTCCAAATATAACTTTTGGCCAATTACTTCCTGTCTTCTAGCGTCTTCATTCATAATTAACTCACATAATCTCTAAGTTGATTAAACATTAGTATCCTCCTCCGTATCCACTCCCACTTGATCCCGAAGACCCGCTATCACTAGAAGTGTTATCAGAAACAGAAGTGTTACTCTGTCCAGTCGTTTGCTGACTTGTGTTGTTAGTTGTGTTAGTTTGAGTAGTGCTACTTGTAGTAGTCTGGGTTGTGGTGCTGGAAACATTTGTCTGTGGGGATGAAGATACTGTCATTGTAGACGCAACACTAACTGCTGTTCCAAAACTTTGTTCTGGAGTATCATATATTATTTCATGAGGTAAGGTTGTGTGTACGACACCAACCATCTTTACACCAGTTGTTGGATGGAAATGGAATGGGCCATAATATGAAACACCATTTACATAACCGACTAACTCTTTCTTACCACTAATACAATCTATAACTTGAACAACTTCACCTTGAGGTCTTGTTTTAGACATTATTGGTCTTAAGATAGCACCAACTCCAGTATCACTGTTAATATTTAGATTAGGTAAATCGTCATAAGGAATATCATTAATCATTTTACCTCCTACAATTCTACCATCAATTATGTTCAAATTAAAATTTTCTAAAGTATCATTTTCGGTATATCCTTCACCTTGATTTTCAATAATAACTTTACTTATGAATAAAGGTACCTCATCATCTTCTACGGGATAATTTTCACCAGAAGTGAGTATTGTTATACTAGAGAGTTGTCCATATGTAGGAGATTGTGGATTAGAGTCTATGTGTGCTCTAGCATATGCTCCAAACCCCTGATTACAATTATCATTAAACTTTACTATTGGATCTTCCGTGTATCCACTTCCAGGATCAGTTATTTCAACACCAACAATACTTGCAGTTCTTTTTACTGCAGCAAATATATCTTCAGTATCTAATCTGTTAATAAATTTTCCAAAAATGATTTTGCCAGCTGCACCCACACCTTCACCACCAAATATATCAACAGTTGGAGCTCCACATTTAAAAGGATTTCCAGTATTACAAGGACTTAAAGATGTTGTATTTGACGAAGAACCTCCAAAAATATCCCAAGAACCATATTTTTCTTCAAAAGGAGTTTTAATTTTATTTGATGCATTAGAAAGAGTATTTAAACTATTACCATCAAAAACATTTTTAAAATTTGATTTAAGATCACCGACTCCCTTAACCATTTGGTTACCTTTACCAATTATGGTTTTATCAGTGGAAGAACAATTTTGTTTGTCATCACAACTAAGGAAAGCATCTACTCTTTTAAAAACATCTACACCACCAAGCACAAATTCCTGTATATCAAAGTCTATTCCAAACTTTCCTGTAAGAGGTGTTAAAAGTGGAGTTATGGCATCATCTATGGTATTTGCGATGTCATGAGTAACAGCACCCATCATTTGTTCCACAGCACATGCAGGAACATTAGTTGCATTTTTCATTGCTGATGTGAGTAAATCACTTAAAGTACCAGTCAAGGCATCCATTATTTTTGGGCCTACACAATTGACTCCATCTAATAATGAACTAATGGAGGGCAGAAGACCCTCTTGCTCTGTTTTAATTAACTCAATAGCTTTACTATAAGGTATCAATCCCAGATCTGCTTGTGTTTGATAAGATGTTGCTATTCCATCAAATCCAGAACTCATCAATCCTGCCATTTTATCATTTAAAGAACCAGTTATTTTATTAACATAACCATTCATACCACGACTCATTACCTTAGACATTTGTTTAATCTCATTAGGTAAATTTAGTGATGAACTTCCAGGAGCATTAATTTTACTAAAAAAATTCTTCAAATTAGCTTCCATTTGATCAAATGTGCTATCTTTACATGCATTTGGGGAAACAATATGAAATCCAGTGGTAATGCTATCAGGCACTGGTTTCGTTCTATGAGTTTTAATTAAATTAAATCTTTTTATTTGTTCTTCTGAAGAAAGTAAATCATTATCTATTGGTGAAACATCTTTAAAAACTTCTGGATATGTATTTTTATATTTTCTTATAGCATTTTGTATTTTTTCGGAGGGAGGATTTGCTTCTATTAAATTTTTAATAGTGTTAATAGTTGTTTGATCTAAAATTTCTGGTGCTGGTGTAGTCATAATTATTTCCTCCGTATTTGATATTTATTAGAACATAGTAAATTCTTCATCAGTAGCAGCTTCAGCAAATTCATCTCTTGTACCTTCTAATGATCTTTCTTCAGCAAGTGCTTGATCAATATCTGCTTGCATATCATCATCTGCTGATGATATCGTAGTTGGTGGGGGAGGAATTACACCAACTTTGTTTTCATTAGGATTTAATCCCTGTTGAGCCATCTGTTCTATGGGTGGTTGTCTTTTATTATTTGATGATGATACAGCTCTAGGAGAATTTAACCCAATATTTTCATTTGTTTCTTCATTTTGATTAGCAATAGCATTAAGTAAATTACCTTTCTTAGTTGATCCAACAAATCCAGTTTTTGAATCAAATCTACCTTTACCATATCTAATACCCGAAGATCTACCTAAAACATTCAATATTATAGGATTTTGTTTTCGATCACCATCTAAAAATTTACCAAGAACAACATCACCTTGAGATAGTGCTGGATCTTTTTTTCTACCTGCTGCACCACTTCCATCAGAGACACCAAGAGCAACCAGAGCAAAAACTATTTCTTCATCTTTTATTGAACTATCTAAAGGATGATATCCCATGATTGCGACTCTAAATCTATATCCAAAACCAGAATTACCATCAATTTGATTTTTTTGAGATTCATAAGGTAAAATAATACCAATCCATTCATGAGTTGCAAGTCCATAAAAGTCATGATCTGATACAGAATTATACAACATTATCTTCTACCTCCACGTCTAGTTCTACTTTTATTACTAAATTTAGTTGATGCATTAGATTTAGATGAATTTTTAGAAGCATGCAATCCATAGGAATCACGTACTAAAGTTAACGAAGTTACAGATTTTTCTGATTCAAAATAATGGCATAAAGATGAAATAATATAAACACCACTTTGTTTTTGATCTGGCCCTTGTTCTTTTTTATCAGTGATATCTTCAATTTCAAGACGTAAAGTATTACCTGCTTCCAGATCAGTATTACAAGGAATTGTTATAGAGTGTTTTTGTGAAAAAAGCATATTATATCTAGTGGTTCCAGCAGCATAGTATAACTCAGGACTATTATTAGGATTTATACTTTCAGATTCACCCCCGATATTTAATACTGCAGTTTGTACTCTATGAAATTTATTTCCTTGTTCAAAATTTTCAGACAATATTTTAGGAATTTCTGGTTTTTTTCCTAGCGTAGAAAATTTTGGATCTTTATATAATCTTCCATCATCAACAGTAACATCAATTTCTGTAAACTTGTAAGTTTGGGGATTGAAAAATATAGTTTTATTTGCATATACACCAGATCTAATTTGAGACATTAAATTCTGATCCTTTATTACTTGTAAAGATGCTATCTTATAATCATTACTTTCATCCCTAGTTTGTGATGTTGATTGAACTTTACCATCATAATGATATGTTTTGTCATATGGATCATTATTAATAATTGAATCAACAGAAACATAATTGAAACCACTTTTTGTTTCATAAGCAAAATAACCAGGATTTGAAGTATTTTCTGGTACTGATTGTTTTGCAAGCATAAGAATTAAATCAAAAGGCCTTTTTGTCATTCCAGCAAAGGAGTATGGATTACTACAATCATCAATATTAATTCTATCTTTATCTAATTTAAATTCATTTTTAAGAATTTTTTCTATAGAATTTGTAATTTTACCTGTGTAATGTTTAGTAAGTCTTTTTGTATTATTTAATAATCCTATTCTAGATATAAATCTTATTTGAATAATTTCTGAAGTTGATTTCTTATCTATAATTTGAACTTCATTAACATATAATCTTTTAAATGGATCTTTTTTAGATGAAAAATCCAATCCCTCTCCTATAGGATCCTCAATTTTTATCAAGAGTTCACAACCTACTTCCAATGGAAGTGAAGTATGTAAAGATCCAAGTCTCTCTTGCGTATCATCTTTAGACTTAGTAACTGCACTTGTGCTTACGATTGTAACTATTCCTGTTATAAATGGTGATAATACATTTTCATAATAGTAAAAATTAGCAATTCTAAATTGACCCTGTGCAAAATCTACTTCATTTTTACCATCAGCAGATATGATTTTAAATATACTATATTTTGATGATTGCACTGACATTATGGCATCCTCATATCTGATCCAACAGATGCTGATGGTTCAACTGAATTTATGGTATTAGATCCTCCATTAGATTTATTTGTTGGAATTATTTTTTCAACTTCGATAGGAATTATTACAGTATTAGTTTTATCATCAAGGTTTCCTACTAAATTTTTAGAATTTTTATTTTTAATTTTTGATATCACTTTTTTTGAATTATCATCATTAAAAATAGATGACGACATATTTGTCTTATGAATAATCTTATTAATTTTATTATCATTTACTATATCACCAATCTGTGAATTTATATTCATTTTTGGTTTAGTCTCTGATTGGGGTTTTGATTTATCCTCAAACATGGATAAGTCTCCACTGGAGGGTTTTCCTCCTCCCAGTGCACCAATTTCATTTATACGAGTACCTGGTAGAATTTCTGGATTAGCAGCACGAATTTCATCTGTGGAAAGAGGTTTTGGTTTTAATTCTGTTGTCGATTCCTGAATATTATCTTCTGAATTATCAGTATTGATAGTATCTATTTCTTCTTCCAAAACAGTAGAATTATCATATAAAAGATCGGTGTTTTCCTCTGCTTTTTTACGATTAAATAATCCAGATATCCATCCACCAAATTTAAACAAAGATTTACCAATAAAACTTATAACTTTCCAAGCAGTTTCAATCAAAGGTTTTACAAATTCATAAGCAGATTTTAATTTTTCTATGACTATGGGTAGATTTTTAACCAACATTCCCATTAAAAGATAACCAAAGAAATTTAATATTTTATCTTTTATACTCATAACAGTAGTTGATATATTGGATAGAATACTTTTTAATGGGCCTTTTTTTGGTTTCTTTTCTATATTTGTTTCAGCTGCATCTCTCTCTGCTTTTAATCTTAATTTACGTGATAGAGATGTTTTTTTAGAATTTAATTTTTCTAATGTTTTGGTATTTTTATTCAACACACTTCTAATATTAACAGCAGTAATTTTTAGTTTTGCAGATGTGATGGCCATTAATCATATACCCCCAAAAGATCTTTTGTAAGAGGTATATAAGAATTTGAAACATCTTCTGCCCCAACAAAAGGTATGGAATTTTCACTATCACCACCCACATTTGAATTAGCAGTACCCTGATTATTAACCATATCAGAAACTTTTATAGTATCCATTATTGTTACATTATTTCTTGTAGATTGTTGAAGATTTTGTGATCTAACATTTCCAGAAAAATCCATATTGGTAGTGGTATTGACCAAATCATTATAAGTATTGGCAATTGTTCCCAGTGTACCTTTAGTTCTTTCTTCAGAAGGAGATATTACATCTCTTGCAATATCTGCTGCAGCAATAGTATAACCAATAGGGCCAGGAATAGCACTACCCAATGAAAGTGCAGCACCAGTAAAGTCACCTTTAGAAGCACGATAAACAGCCATTCCTAAATCAATCGCATTTCCAATAATTGGGAACATACCCAAAGCTTTAAATCCACCTTTTTTTGCTACTTTTGTAGCAATTTTTTGAGTTGTTTTTTGAGTTACTTTAGGAGCAACTTTAGTACTAATATTAAGAACTTTACCAACTTTTCCTAATGCTTTAGGGCCAAATCTTAGCAACGTTCTTGCTATTCTAAGAGCATTCTTAACAATGACTAAACTACTTTTAAGAAATCTGATAACTTGCCTAACTTTTTTAACAAGTTTAACGGCAATAACACCACCAACAAGAACTCCAAGACCAATTAAAATTTTCTTTCCATGATCTTGTAAAAATTCAAAAAATCCTGTTACTTTATCTTTATTTTCTGACAACCATGTTAATGCCTTATCCGCTAAAAATCCTGTTGCTAAAGTGCCAAAAAATCCTATAACTTTATCAAGAATACTTCTTGCAGGAGCGGTAACAGAACTAAATGCTGTTCCTACTTTATTGGTTATCTTATTAACTGATTCTAATCCTGCCTCTATTCCACCTCTTTTTTTAGTTTCTGCTCCTTCTCTTAAAGCATCTATTTCATTCTTTTTTTGTGTTATTCTATTTCCAAAATCTAATGATAGTGCATTACCAATATCTTGAAGAATAGAATTAATTTCTTCCAAAGGACCACCACCAAATGGATTTTGTTGGGTTTTAATAATCCTTTTGAGTATCGTTATTTTCTTTTCATTCGCAGCAACCCTTTTTTCCAAAGGATCATAATCATTTAATTCAAATAATTTTTCAGTATCAAGAGAACGACCTTTGGGAACAATGGCACCACCTTTGGGGACAATAGATCCTGACCCACGACGAGTTATAGCACCCCCCTTACCACCACCGTTAAAAATACTTTTTACGTTAGTTACATTTAACTTAATGTTTGATGGTACTATCTCAGGAGTAATTGCTGCCACTTTGCTGTTGTTTTAAATTTTCTTCTTCGATGTATTGTTGGAGAAGTGAAACATATATTTCTCTCTCCCACGGTATCATGTTTTCAAGCTCTGTTAAGCTATATTTATGGTGCTGTATGAGGGCAAAATTAGTACGATAATAATTTTCCAAACTCTCATGTGCCAGAGCTAACTGAAAAAAGATGCTAATCCCTCAATTACAACCTCACTTTCAACTTTAGTCTCTGGATTTGTTACTTTGACTTTATGGGATAATTTAGGCATTGTTTCAAAAAAAGTTTCAACTTCTTTAAATTGTTTAGAGTTCATTGATTCAACAAATTCTTTCAATTCTTTTTTTGTACATTCAGCAGCAGACCAAGATTCTTCACTATTATATACTTGATTAATACAAGACATAATTACATGTAAAGATTGATCCACTTGATTTTTAGTATCACTAAGATCAAAATTAGTTTCGATAAATTGATTTAATGATGGATAATTCATCTGAATGGATAAATCATTGTCTAATTTAATAATATTAGAATGATTAGGATCCTTTTGAATTTTTATTGAATCAATATCAATTTCCATTTCCACTGTAGTTTTCCCATCATCTGGACATGTTACATTAACTTCTACAGTTTCACCAACAGATTTTCCACGAACATTTAAAAACAAATATTCAATATCAAATGTTGCCATCTTATCGACCTTAATACCTCTAGTCAAAATACAGTCAGCTAAAACTGTTTTTATTGCATTGGTAATCTGTTTTTGATCTTCAGATTCCAATGCCATAATTAAGATTTTTTCTTCTTTAACTAAAAATGGTCTATATTTAACTTTTTTATTAGTAGATGGTAATACCAACTCATATGTTGGTGTAGAAATTTTCGGTAATGGCATAATGTTTTCACACTTCAGTAAGTTTATTTATAGCAGTTTATTTAGATAAGATTATAACGATCATATGCAAATTGAACATTTACTTTTAAAAGATCTGCACCACCATATTGAACAGGTATTGATATCATTGCTTTAGGAAATGCATTTATAAAACTATATTTGATAGATTTACCAAGATTTTTTTCAAACTTAGATATTGTTAAACTTCCACATTTATATCCAATTTTTCTATCAGTATTCATAGGATAATTAAATCTCCTGTAATAATTTACATCATCATCTCTTCTAAACTCACTATTATCATCACCTGAAATATAGTCCATCCATCCTTCAAAAAATTTCAAAACATTATAATTATCATCAATGTAAAAAGAAAAATCACTATCAATGTAAATTCTTGTATGAGCAAATTGTTGATTTACTCCATGAAAATTATCTTTAACTTCTGATGTAGCAAACGAACTAGTTGGAAGTGTGGCTTCTGCACACATTATACCAATATCACCACCAGATGCATAGTTATTTGGAATATTATAATATCTACCCAAATATCCTTTTAAATCAGCAGTTATTCCTGAAATATTAACTTGATATTGATTATTCAAAGATACCTTACTAATATCCATTTTAGTAAGTGCTGTCATTTTATAATTTGAAATAAGTCCTGACACTCTAAATATACTTATATTATTATTTCTATTTAGATGTCTTATAAGGGTCGTTATCAACCAAACAATCCCCTAAAATATAAAGGTAACTTTAGAAACATCATCTATCGTTCATTATGGGAATTGAAATTTATGAAATATTGTGATAGTAATCAAAATATTTTAGAATGGGGAAGTGAAGAAGTCTTTTTACCATATCGTTCTCCATTAGATAATAAAATTCATAGATATTTTCCAGACTTTTATATTAAAGTTAAAGAAAATACAGGAAAGATTAAAAAATATATTATTGAAGTAAAACCCAAAAAACAATGTATTGAACCCAAACCACAAAAAAAGAAAACAAAAGGTTATATTTACGAAGTTCGTGAATATGTAAAAAATCAGGCAAAATGGAAGGCAGCAAAAAATTATTGTCTTGATAGAGGATTGGAATTTAAAATATTAACCGAAGACGAACTAGGTATCACCAGATGACATATAGTTATCCAACAGAAGATAAACATAACAGAATACGTTCTGTGGTTAATGGTATCAGAGGGACAGAAGATCCTGATGATTTAATGTTGGAAATGATGGAAGCTCTTAATAAAACGGTAACACC